CCCCTTGAGGTAAAAGCATTGTATTAGTAACGCCTTCGCTATGAGGCTGCGCTCTAAGTCTTTGACCATGCGAGTTATCATGGCAGTTTAATTGAATTTGACCTTCTACAGAAGAGCCATCTCCTTTTACCTCTACAATTTGTGTTGCAGGGTTAATTGTTAAATTCCCCGATTCATTGTCTATATCACCCTCAACTCCAAGAGTAGAAGATACAGATACAGCACCTTTAACGTTTAATGTTCCCTGTGCCGAAGCATTACCTTGTATATGGAAAGTGCCACCAACCGAAGCGTTACCTACTACACCTAAATTACCCGTACTGTTTGCTGTAGCAAATGTAAACTCATCTTCTATTGCCAAAGTGCCAGTTACAGAAACATTACTAGTTACACCTAACGTGCCTCCAACTGAAACAGCACCGATGACACTTAAGGTACCTTCAGAAGAAACATTTCCTTTAATACCTAATGTACCACCTACAGAAGCAGCTCCACCAACTGATAAAACATTTGATACTTCCATAGCACTCGCACTACTAACAGCAGAAGTTACTGCCGAGCCATCGGTATATACTATTGCTGCGCCTCCAGCAGGTACTGTTTGTGTGTTAAATAAATTTGTCCCTGCCGCTGTGCCGTTTCTAACTGAAACATCTACAGTAAGCGTATTATTTATAAGATAGCTTTTTTCAACAGTAGGTAAAAGTAAGACATGCCCTGCTGTTCCTGTTCCAATTAAATTCAAACGGTAATTTCTTCCAGCCTGCAAAGAATTAGAATTAGTTAATGTTACAGATGCAGTTGGAGCATCATTAGCAAAAGTAACATCAGTTGTTCTTGCGATAGCTTCTTCAATAGCAGAAAGATTATTGTTAGTTACAGTACCCCAAGCTCCAGAGTTTTCCCCTGTTGCCATAAGCTGAATTTTTAAATCTGGTGACGCTGACGAAGCCATAATGTTCTCCTATGCTGCTTCTATTATATCCCAATTGGGGGTTTGGTCTGTATCTACCTCTCCCCAAATTAATGTTTTACCTGCTGTTCCAATACCTGAAACTCCTGATGTAAGCTCTATTTTTGCACTTAAAGAAACAAAATATCCGTCTCCTAATCCAACCGTTCCAGATAAACCTGTTATTAACGCACTAGCACCTCCGCTGACTAAAGGCACCCCTAAAAATCCTGCTGCTGAAACTCCAGTTACATCAACCACATACCTTACATTAACAGTCGCAGTACCAATAGAGCCAGCAGCACTGACTCCATCTACAGTTAAATCAAGCTGAGGCGCACCCCAACCATTTCTTGCCCACGGTCCTGTACTCCAGCCCTCGTAGATAACACTTGTGGGCATTTTACGCTATTCTAATAATTGCTGCTGCACTGGTTGCCGCAGGGAAAACAATTGTAAAATCACCCGCTGTTGCTGCTTTTGATCCTCCAAAGTCTAACACCGCTACTGCCGCATTGCTTAAAGTAATTCCGGCATTATCAGATGTAAACGGAGTGCTATTGTAAATCAACGCTCCATCTGCCGCTAAAGTAACATTTAAAAAAGTTAAGTCAGCAAAATCTACAAAACCTGATGTAGAGCCTGAAGTTACCCCAACCACTGTTAGTGCAGAACCTGCGGTCACATAATTAGTTCCTACACATTCGCCCGCTGTAACAAACCCAGTTGTAGAAGCATTTAATGTTGCTCCAGATGAATACAAAGCAAGTTTAAACGTACTAGCCGCACTCGAACCTGTTGGATGAAAATTGTGCATACTTAACATTACTTCTTGTTTAAATGAAGTACACATCGCTTGTGTAATTGCCATACCTAACTCCCTATTCGTCTAAAATTTTTATTAGTTCAGGATGTCCTGCTTGCCTAAACTTATGTGCCAATGTCGTGTTGTTACTGCTTATAGCTTCTTTCATGTAGTGAACTATAACTTTTCTAATGTTTTCTTTAAACGCTTCTGCTTGTTCTCTAATAACAGGATGTGTTTGACTACCAACAGATATAATTTTATCTACAGCCCTTTCAGATATTTCTTCTGGGGTAAAGCCTCTATTAGAAGTTGTGTAAACTTTTACGTTTCCCCCTAGTAATGCTGATGTGCTATTCCCTATCATTTGACCTCATACCTCGCTTGTTGTGTTCTATACATATCTTGACGGTTTTTACCTTCGCTTAATTGTTTCAACAAAGTCATGGCTTCATTGTATCTTGCTGTGTAGTTTTGATAAACGTCAGCTTCACCTTTCATAAATATATGAGCTTCTATTAAAGCACCATATAACAATACAGAATCAAAGTTATCCCCAAGCCATGATGTGCCTGCAGTTACAATTGATTGTGGATAGTAAAAATAATGCAACTCCATTGCATAACTTAAATCCGGTGTCGGGCCTAATATATACGTATCATCATCAAAAACTGCATAATGTGTTGGAGTTCCAGTTGCTGTAGGACTTGGAAAAGACTCACGAATAAAGTTAACATCTTTGTTTAAAAGATAACTGTAAGCTCCCGTGGTAGAATCAATCACTGCTAAAGAAAAATTAGAAAGCCAGTCAGAGGGCGTTTTTAAATATTGATTACTTGCTGTTAAAGACCCCGTTACATTTTTTCTTAAATTTAAAATTTGTACTGAGTTAAAAACTTTTTGCTCTGCTTGATCTATAAACGTATTAACTTGTTCTGTGCTAGTTAAAGAAACAGAATTACCAACACTATCCGTAAAAGACGTGTCAGGAAAATCGTTTTCACAAAACCCCTTTATAGTTTCAAGAAGCGTTGAATAATTCATTATGCAAGCCTAGTCGATGATTTATTGCCTTTAATAGCAGCTCCCGACCCTCTTGTTACAACTGTTTGAGTATTAGCTACCTTGTCAGGATAACCTCCTGTTTTTGGCACTGGCACATCTGTTGGTTGTTTAAATTTTGTAACTTCTTTCATAAAGCCTCCTAAGTTATTTCTATTGTTACATCACCTATACCTGTACTAGCAACTAAACTATTTGGTAGTCCTAACTCTAATGGATCAGCAAACCCTACCGGATTAAACCCATACTGAAAGTTCCTAGACTTTGATGCAGGAAATCTGGTTAAATCGGGTCGTGGGTTTCGTAGTGCCTGCGGGTCATTTATTGGATACATTCCAATTTGTAACTGAGGCTGATCCTTCTCAAAGCATGTAGGACACACAAAGATATTAACACTTTTTGTTTTAATTGTAAGCTCTTTTAATTGCTTTAGCTTATATCTAAACCCACACCTATCGCACTCTGCAATAGCTTTTTTTCCACGAGCAAATGCGGTAGTCATATTAGTACAAAAACTCTCTAGGGGCTAAACGTAATGGGGCTTTTTCTCTATCTTCACTAGAAGCTATTAACCATTGCTCTTCGTACTCTTGTTTTAACATTGTCATACGATTTGCAGCTTCTGGTATTTTTAAAGAAAGATAATAAGCTAAACCTGCAACTAAACATGGCAACATACGAAAAGGTATGTCTGGAGTGTTAATACCATTTCCAGCATCTTGTATTCTTCGCATCCTAAAATATACAAATGTATATGTATCACTTCGATCTGGTGCAGGCCAAACTTTAATTTGTGGGTTTTGCACTACCCCAGAAGAGTTAGTAGCTCCTGATTGCCTGTCTATAAATACTTGAACAGGTCTGCCTGTATTGTTTTTAGTTGGTATAGTTGCGTAAGTAGATACACTAATTCTACTAATTGTTAAATCTTGTTGGTTTGACCCTGAACCTGTACGCACCTGATGTTCTAAAAGATCAATTGTATCTACAGGTAAATCATAAGCAATAGTGCCTTGAGTTAAAGGAATAGATCCCTCTTCAATAGTCCATAAATTTATACCTCGATTGGCCCAATCAATAGTTAGTAAATTTAAAGAACGTCTTGCAGAACGCAAGTCATATCCTGTTCGCATTTCTGTGCCGCAACGACTAAACGCTTCTTCAGCTATGTCATTTAAATTTAAATTAAAAGCGGTTGTATCTGTAGTAGCCATTTATGTTTTTGCTTTCACACTGTTAATATATCTTCTATAAACCCCAGCAGCATCTCTTTTCCCCATAACCTTAGCTCTTTGTTCCATAGCTATGGCTGCTTGTATTTTATGAGCCTTTGATCTGCCACTACCTTTAATCTTACTAACACTTCTTGTTGCATCCTCTTTTGTTGCAAACTTCAAACCTTTTATAGTGCCTTTAGGATCTTCGTCTGTATATAAATCTGAATGTTTTTTAGACTTTGCGGGTTGTCCTTTTTTTCTTGGTATTCTTGGCTTTGACGATTGTTTTAACATTAGTTGGTTTACCTCCCGGATTCCCTGCAGCTCTTTTACGTTGAACTGCTGACTTCTTTTGCGTAGTAGTCATAGATTTTGCTTTAGCTCTTGGCACACATTTAGGGTAAGCTCTTTTACTATCTCCCTTTGCAGACTTTCGCCCACAGGCTTGGTATTTACCTTTTTTCTTAGGCGCACCGATATCAACCCAGTCGCCTTTTTTACCTTTACCAAACCATTCTTTAAGAGACATTATGAATAGCCTCCACCTCTCTTTTTGTAAGTCTTAACTAGCCATGCGTTTGCATATGCTGATGGGTATACATCAAACTTACGTTTGGCTTCAGCTTTTACACGAGCATACAAAGATGGGTTTGTAGGTTTAGAACCAGATTTTTTAGCAGATTTCTTCTTTTTAGTTCCAACAGAACCACCTCTTTTAAGTTTCTCTACCTTGGCTTTTTGCATAGCCCCCATTCCACGACTTGGCATCATGCTTTGGTCCTTCCTTTTTTAGCTATACCATCACGTTTATTTTTGGCTACTCTAGTAGATTTTTTCTTAACGGCTGTAGTAGTTTTTTTCTTACCACCTGCCTTAGCCATTTTAGCTTTAAGAGGCCCACCACCTTTTTTCATTTTAGCTGTAACAGAGCCTCCACCTTTCATTGCAGGTTTAGGAATAACTCCTTTAGCCATTAATATATCTTTTTGTGTAGTTTTTCCATCACCACTCATATCAGGAAAACTAGTTTTACCGCCAGCAGCGTAACCTTTTTTCATTCCACCAGCAGCGTAACCTTTTTTCATTCCACCAGCAGCATAACCTTTTTTCATTCCTCCGCCAGCCATACCCATTTTCTTTTTCATACCCATGCCTTTCATACGATTACTCCTTGTATAAATTATTAAATGTTACCTCTGGATCTGTGTAACTATCGTCTTGTTCCGCACAATGTGTCCATTGACTTGGTTTAAAATCTGGTGCGCCCTCTCCTGTAATCCAATATGCAGGGCTTGTTACTCTAACTCTATTGTTAGGTAAGGCTACTACATTGCCTTTCCATTGTCCATCAGTCAGCACCATAACGTGACTCTGTTTGTGTTGGGCTGGGTCATCTGCGACTTCGCTTTCGGTGTAGTCCACAGTGAAGAGATATCTCGATTGATGAAACTCTCCTGCGATTTTACATAACCACGGACTTGGTTTGCATCTGTTGAGAGATACGATTGAATGGTTGTGTGATGGGCAATCCCACGGTTGGGCGAGGTGCGTTTCCATTCTTTCTGGCCACTCTTCCAAAGCAATGTCTCCAACCAACCCAGTGATGGGCATTCTTGCCCACATTGCTCCCCCATGTACATTTTCTTGGCTCCCGTCATCTGCTTCACATCCTGTGAAGATAATTTGGAAACTGAGGCAGCGATCTGGCATGGTTGTAACAGCCACTGCCAATCCGTGAATAAACTCCCCGTGGTAATTTTGATGCCCATTTGTAAACTCTTTTCTAACCCAACATTTAAAATACGGAATATTACTTATTAGGTGCGCCACTTACACTCCTTTTTTATATTATTCGACCTTTTGTTTTACCCTTCTTTGCTATTCCGTCAATTCTTTTCTTTTTCTTAGCCTTTACTGATCCCCCGGCTTTCATACCTTTTATTTTAGAGATTTTTCTTTTTGTTAATCTACTGATGGTATCAGAATCTTTTCTATCCACAGCGCTTTTAAGTCTATCTTTTTCAGAAACACTTTTTCCACCAGGTGTACCTGCCATACCAGAAGATTTGCCGCCCAAATCATCTGGATCAATATTTTTAGTACTACCCAACTTTATATTTTTTCTAGCACTTTTAATATCATCTTTTGTTTGAGTTGTAAATTTTTTTCCGTCAAAAGAAAATGTTTTTTTGCCAGATTTTCTAGCATCTGCAAAGGCTTGTTTAAACGTCTTTGGTTTTACATTTCTTGTACTTTTATCCTTAAATCCCGAAAAAGATGCGTAGCTACTTGTTGCCATTTTACTTCTCCCAAAAAAATTGTTGTATTGTAAGTACAAAAGCGGCAACAGCCCCTCCTGCACCCGCTGCCCACATTAAAGTTCTCCAACCGCCTTTAGCTTCTGACAACATCTTGTCTATATTAGCTAAAGACTTTTTAATCTGTTCAATATCTGCTTTCATCTCATCCATATCTTTTTGAATATGGTTAATCTCGTTGGCTTGCACAGCTACCTCGCTTTTAATATCTTTTTCCATTAGCACTTCCATCTCTTTCTAGCTTGCCGTAAACGACTATTTGGGTCTTTAGCTGCTTTAGGAAATTGTTTCATCTGTCCAGCAGAACGAGCGCAAAATGATTTACGTCTTTTTGCGTCTTTAGAACCTTTTTTAACTTTACCTGTAACGGCTGTTTTAAGTTTAGAACCGGGATTAGCTTTACGATATGCAGCTACACCTTTGGCGGTCATACCTGCACCGCTTTTAGTTTTACGAAAATTACCAGACTTCACAGAAGTCTTAATCCCCATTCCTTTGCGTTTTTTCTTCTCGACCATTATTAGGTCTCGCCGCCACCTACATAAAATACGGTAATGCTAGTAATCGCTGCAGTATTACTATTAGCTAAATGCAAACCAGAATCAAACAATATACCATTATCAGGTATAAAAACATCTTCTGTACCAATAGCACTAGAGGATGTTAATTGTAATAAAGTAGTTCCTGTAGAGGTCGCTCCATTACTAAGAGTAATATCTG